ACCGTTTACACGCTCAGCGTTATCAAAATAGTCTGATTCGATTACCTGTACTTGTGGTTCAGTAGCGAATCTGTTTTGGCGGTTGCCTGGTTCAGTTGTAGTTGTCATTAATAAATAAGAATAAGAAATTAACCTTGTGGCGATGACGATCTTTCGGGTCGCCACGTTAATTCAAATTAATTCTAATAAACCTTTTATTAACATATCAGGATTTTTATATTTCCCATTTTTACCAGGTCCATATTTTTCAATTAATTTTGGTACTTCTATATCTCTAGGAGTTTCACCTATTTGTTCTCTACGATAAGAATCCCTCATACTAGATATTGTTAAAGGTCGTTGATCCCAAGGTACTATGTCACCACCATCTAATGGATTATATAATGGATCTCCACCAGGATTAAATTGTTTATGTGGGCTACCCTCATCTTCTGGACCTGGGTGGCCAAACTGAGCCCATCCAGTATCTGGACGATGTTTTCCATGAGCTATCGTCAAGTTGGCATTTTTACCAGCTTCATAAGCATCCAAGATTCCATCAGCTTTTAAACTGTTTTTTTCTTCTTTAGTTAATGCCATAATTAAAATTCTACATTTGAACGTTCTAGTTTATTCATAACTTCTAAACGATAAGCTGGATCAGTATCATAACGTGGGTCAGACATAGCTTTAACAATTTGTGCTTGACTTTTAAAACTATCTCCTTGTGTTTTAGGAGCTGTGCCTGTTAACATTTTACCATCATAACCAACAGTATCATTGTATCTATATGCTAATGAACGTACTGCAAAAAATGCAGCCAAAGGATCACCACGTTCCATAACAGCATCAAACATATCTATTTCTTGTTTATTAAGATTTGTTTGAGCCCACTGTAACATGTTTTTATAATTATCTTGTCCACCTACAATACCTTGTAACTGTTCAACATCCTGTTCAGAAAGATCTTTATTAACAGGTTCAGCTTGATTCTGTTGACGATATTGAAGATGCATATTAGCAAGATCAGTAGGATCCATCTTGCGTAACTTTTCTAAAGTTTCTTTTTTATACTCCTTACCAGTATTAGCTTCATCCCAAAGTTCATCTAAAATGGTCGCTTCAGTTTTATCTTCTTCAGATTTTTCCGCTTCTGTTTCAGATACTTCTTCAGTTGGTTCAGTTTTTTCTGTAGATTCACTTCCTAATTTTTTCTCTAATTCAACATAAGCTTTTTCTAATTCTTGAGCATCTTTATATTTACCAGCAAGTAAAGACTCTTGCTGACTTTCTAATTCTTCTCCAACTTTTAGGGAATCTTGCTCATCAGTAGATAATGTTTCTTCTGTAGATACGGTATCAGTACCAGCATCATATGTAAGTGTTTCTGCCATTATAATTCAGGTGGTAGTGGTTCTCCTTCAGGAGCTAAGTTTGCAGCTAATGCAGGGTTTTTAGATGGATCATTTATAGGTGCAGACGCTAACTGGCCTTGCTGTTTCATTTGCTCCATTTGCATTGCTTGCTGTTGAGCTTGCTGTTGTTCTTGCTGTTGATCTTCCATACTCTTAACAAGATTAAGAACATCAATACCTTGAGCAGCAGCGAGTCGTTTAATTAATTCGTCTGGGTTTATGTATTGTTGGATAGCTTCTGGCCCCATTGTCTGTGCAATAGTAGTTAGAAACTGTCCTAATGCTTGTACATCTTGACCTCTACCAAGAGCATTAATACCTGCAACAATGATAGGTTTAACCATTCCTTTAGGAATACGTGGTATCTCTCCAGTTTTTTGAAATACAGTAAGCTTTCTATTAAGATATGGTACTAGGAATTCAACTGTAAGTAATCCAAATAGACCACCTAGCTGTTGTTCTAATTCCAACTGAGTCATCTGTACTTCTTGAGCAGTAGTTCTTTCACTATCTCTTACACTAAGTATAAGGAAAGCCTCGTTTAATCTCTTCTCAAGAGTAGCCATTAACTGGTAAGCTGTCTGGAAATCAGCAGTCTTACCTACTTGTACTACACCTATATCATCTGGGCGTCCTTGAACTATTGCTCCATTACCCGCTTGTGCCAATGTCTGAGGTTTTGTTGTACTTGAAGGTGATACAGTAAAAACAACTTTTGCAGCCGCTGCAGACCCTTCTACGAGTGCCTGAGAGAGTGCTTCAAGTGATTTTAGATCTCCTATAAACTGACCAACTCTACCTCTACCATAAGCTTCACCGTCTACTGTATTAAATCGTAGTGGTAGCCATGGTGTTGCATCTATAGGTGCTTTACTTCTAGAATCAGGAATGATATGACCATAAACTTCTTGATGCCAAACAAGTCTATTGTTGTCACGAGTGACATGAGTGTATACATCACACTCTTCAGATTCAATTGATTCATCATCGCTGAGAGCTTTAGCTTCAGCTTCAGGTGGTAAATATTTTTCTATTAATTTTTTATTAATACGTTCTCTTGTGACTATTTCAATCACTTGACCGTTGCCATCTCGTTCAACTACAAAACGGTTAAGAGGGAACAGTTTTAAACCTGCTTTACCCATAAAGATAAGGGCATTACCACCGACTACTAAATGCTGTAGTGCTTGGTGTATTACTACACGATCATCTGATGCAGCAATAGCATCTAGGATAGTGCGCTCTATCTTTGCAAAGGATAGGTCTAATTCTGATTTTACTTCAGGGGGAAACTCCTCACCTAACTGAGATTCATCTACTTGTAATTTAAAGAAGCTGGTTTGTGGAGGTACGAGGCTAAGTGATAGCTTAGAAGCTAAAGCCACAACCCCCTTTGCACCAACGCTTTGCCAAGGAGTACTCAGTTGTTTCATACCTTTCGCATGTTCCTCATGTCCACGGATAAGATATGGTAGTGTTAGTTTCCCTGCCTCTTCCGCTTCGGTTAGAAACTGGGAACGTTCGCTCGATAAATAATCGTAACGTTGTTTTGCTGTCATTGTTTATCCTATATTTAATCCAGTACTAAGTTGAGATGTATTATTATTTCTAGGACGGATACTTAAATGAGAATAGTTTCTTCTTTGACCAGTATTTTGAGTACCAGCAGCACTAGCGGTAAATTCTTCTCTACTTTGAGAATCTTGATTACGTCTACTAGCTAAACCTCTAACCGTATTAGGTGGTATATAGTATAGAGGTTTTCCTGATGAATCTTTTAAGCCTTTTTTGTAGTTTTGATAAGCAGGTGTATTACCTCTTATATCAGGTACAGTCAATGGATATCCAGCTATCTGCATATCAGTATTACCAGTATTCTGTACTAGATCTGTGAAAGGTGTGTATGAACCTTGGGGAATATGTGGATTTTGATCTAGTGGTTTTCCTGGATTATCTTTAAACCATTGACCAGCATCATGTCCATAAGTTTTATCTAGCCAATTCCATGTATCACCTTCATTGGTAAGTCCAGTTTGCGCTGTATCAAATGGTGATTTACCTGGTTCATATGGACTGGATGGTTCTTGATCATCCGGTACTGGTACAGGTGCATAAGGATCATCTTTTGGTAAAGGATCTGCCATTGCTAACTGATCTTCCCAATATTTTTTTGACCCTTCAAATTCTCTCCTAGCTTTACCAGCATCTACCCAAGGATTACCACCTTCATATATTTGGTACTTATTATAAAAATCCAAACCAGCCTGAGCTGCTTTACGAGCATCATCATCTTTTGCAGATGCTAACTGTCTTTGATATTTTGCTCTTTCAGTTCTATCTCTTCTTGCCCCTTGATCATGGATATTTTGACTCCAAGCATTCAAAGCATCCCAATTAGCGAATTTCATGATCTGATCATCTTTTGGAATTAACCAAGATGGTTTCTTTTGAATTTCTCTTACCATATTTATTTCTCCAATCTAGAGTAGTACCATTCAACTACGGCACGTTGTCCTGCTTTATACATAATACTTGCTAACTCCTCTTTAGGATGTGGGTTTACCGGTGGAAATTTTTCCTCCATTTCTCTAAGGAGGGATTCAGGTGTTGGACCTAATAAAGGTTCAAGCGTATTGGGGTAGATTTTTGTTGTCATGTTCAAAAAAGGCTGGCATTCTGGCTGCTTTAGTGTCAGAAAACTCTGGGGCTTTGCCCTCATACATTAAGCGATCACTAGCATCTAGCCAAAATTTTTTGTCCAAATATTTATCGTAGGTATTTGTACCTAGAGGTTGAAGAACCCAGTTAATGGTGGCCTTCCTAAGTTTATCCAAAGAAGGAGAAGGAGAAAGACCCAACTCTGCACATACAAGAGAATTAGCTCCGACATGGATTTGTTCGTCTCTTGAGATATCTGCCGATACTGTGCGTAAAGCAGCACAGCCATTAAACCGAAAGAAAGGGAGTAGAACAAAGAATATAGCTCTTTCTGCGACAAGTGCTTTAGTAATGGTATGGTCGGGGTGAGAAATCCATGCATCTCTTAACTTTAACGCCTCCTCTTCTGACTGTGAATCGGCTCCATTAGCTTCTACTATGTAGCCCAGGGCAAGATCATGTTTAATCTCGTCTTGTACGTTCGATTCAAGGAGCTTCCTAGCAAGTGGTGGTACTTCTTTTTCAAGTCCTTCACGAATAAATTCTCCAACTGGCAGCTCCATATGACGTATTGCGAGCGCACGTTTGATGGCTTCTTCAGCACCTTCTTTTACCTCTCCTTTAGTGGGTTTAACTGGTGTCCAAGTTCTTTTACGTTCTAATAATTTTTGATAGGGATGTTTTCTCATTATTCTTGACAATCACAGGTTATTGGCTCGGATTCACCGAGAATATCCTGCAAGTAATCATCGACTTCGGCTTGATCTAATGCTGCATACGCATCACTCTTGTCCTGTACGTCCCCCATTACTTGCAAGGAATAGTAGAGGGAGGTCTGCGGTGATAGCAGCCACTCTTCCACGAATGTTTCATCGTATTCTACAACATCACTCCATGAGTTAAAGCTATAGCCGTGAAGAAGTCCCGTATTTTCTAATAATATCATTATCTGATCAGCAACTCTTTTATAATTATCCCAACCAACTTCTGAGGCAATTTCTACATCACCATATTCATATCTTTGTACTCCAAAAGTTCCACTATCTCTATCAACAGTACGAGCTATAGGTGGTGCTATCTCAGGAGTAGCTGTAAAGCCATCTAGATCCTCACTCTTATAAGAACAAGAGGCAGTAGGAGCTATAGCAAAAGCTCTTACCATATTATTAGCTTTAGCTATATAAGCAGCACCTTCTATAGCTTCTTTTAAATTCCAAACTATTTCATGTGCTTTGGCATCTGTTATACCTTGACCTTTATTTAATTGTTCTAAAGCTAAACCAAATTCTTCATAAGTTAATCCGTTTCGTCTGAGGAAGTTGGATAAGCCAAGCATTCCGAGCCCGACTTGCCTATCTTCACTCGGGGATAAGTACTCTCCAGTCCCTCCAACACCTGTTCGGCCATGGAGATCGCACAGCTCGGACATACCTTGAGCGAAAGCCTTTTTGAGATCCCGTGGTGTACAAGCTGACATATTGATATGCTGGAGCAAGCATGTTCCTCGTGAGGGCAAGTAAACCTCAAGACAGACATTCCCCCAGATCCGTTGGCCTGACTGGTTTGTTTTGATTTTATTGAGCCAAATATCTCCTGATCTAATTCCATATATTAAAGCCTCCTTAGTGTTTTTAGGTAAATCATCCCATAATTTTTGATTGATATCTACACATCGTTTTACCCATGGTAATTCAGATCTAGGTGTAGTAATAAATTCTACTATATCTTGATGGTTCGCATCCAAATGTATAACTATTGCACCATTCTTATAGACCCCACCACGTCTGAGCGTTTCATTTAGTGCAGAATATATTCTTGCAAAGGATACAGGACCACTAGCGGTCAGTCCTTTACCATTCTCATGTCCTTTAGGACGTAACTTAGACAAGTGTATAGCACAACCTGCCCCATTTCTCAATGCATGTGATGCAAATCTCCAGCTTGCCTCAATGCCTTCTGGACCCTCCATGGAGTCCTCAACGACAAATACAGTACAGCTCACTGGAAGTCTAGATTCTGGGTTATCCAACCATGATTGGACCCGACCAGTGCGGGAAATAAGTTCAGCAGTCATTTAAAATAAATCTTCTAAAGTTGGTGGCTTGTAATTTGGCCCTTTAAGAACCTTTCCGTCTTCTCTATATATTGGATGTCCATCGTCTCCTAACTTAGACATATTACTTTTATGCACTCTATCTAAAGCTTCATCTAAGAACCAACCCATACTCTCTGCATATTGATAGCAGACATAAACTAGATCAGCTAGTTCTTTTAATGCATGTTCTTGATGGTTCTTACCGTGCATGAATAAGAATCCTTCGGCTTCTAAGAATTCTTTAAACTCCTCAACAATCAGATTTTTCTGATATGAGCGCTTGGAACGATCCGTCCCGTTCTGTAGGTTGTACTTCGATCGGAATTCCTTCGCCTGATCGGATAAGAAGCTCTTCTTCATAGTGGAGTTCGTTTTCTAAATAGTGGATTGCTTTTTCTAAGTCTTGTATTTTACTATCTTTGTAACCTGCCCTGCAGATATACTTGATAGCATTGCCGAGGTGAAAGTTCAGTCCTTGTTCCCTAATAAAATCCCAAACATCGGTAGTCCCTCGTTGATAGTAGGATGGACCTTTGGCCATTTGTCAAGTAAATTGGTGAGTGAATTACCTAATACAAAGTTTTGTCTCTGTAAGGCTAAAAATAATGTAATAATATGTTCTTTATTTTCCTCATAAGTTGCTTTTAATTTATCTTCAATTACTCTCATTTTTAAGTCCTGTTCCACAGTTAACTGCGTAATCGGAGGAGGGGGACCATAATTTTGGTTCTTTTTTGTCGAAGTCATAATCATCTACTGTTAGTATTCTTGCAAGTCTAGCATTAGTAATTGCAGTAAGGGCTGTGTAACCCTTATCTACAAAAGCTTTTTTAACAGTTTTCCACGAGTAACCTTCTTTATCAAAGAGAGCTTCGGCTCTTTTAATTCCAATTCCAGGTACTCCAGGATATCCATCGGTTTGATCTCCTGCTAAAGTCTGGATTAAATGCCATTTAGCACCTTCCTCTTTACTGACTGTGAATTGTTCGTCAAGATTATATAATTTACCAGGTATCTGTTTCATATCCTTATCAGGAGAAACAATCATATTACCCGGATGTTTAGTAGAATAAATACCTAATGCATCATCGGCTTCTAGTTGTGGCATTACAATGACTTCATATTTCTCACGTAATGCTTTGATAACTCGTTTATAACCACAAGGTTTCTTACGATTTCTATGTCCTTTATAATCGGGTAGAATCTTTTTTCTAAAATTTATACTATCAGAAAAGAATAATATTATATCAGAGAATGACCCAAATTTGTCTCTAATTTTGGTAAGTTCTTTAGTTGTGGCTGATAATGCATCACTAAAGTTAGAAGTGACAAGGATAACATCGTCACCAAAGTCAACTTCAGTCTCCGCTGCAGCGCAGGACTTATATACAATGTAGTCCGCATCAATTAATAATTTCATAGGTGGGATTTGTCTAGTATCTCAGGATTAACACTGAGTAAATCATTTTTACTTGCTGTTACCATGTAATCTCCTTGACCATTCTGATGATTTGGGTTTAATCTCCACAATTGATCTCTAGAAAATTTCAACAAAGTAATTTCTTCAGGTTCTACAAGGGTTATAATAAACCATTCATCATCTTTTGTAATATGATTAATAATGAATTGACCATCTTGTTTTATACAAGAAAGTTTAGCTTGTGTTTTATTTGGAAAATCACCTTTATGATTCCCTACCCTACTTCGATCTCTTTTAATACCAAAGATTTCCTCATAGGATTCTTCATTAACTCTCCCTTTTGTTGCACTAGCTAACTTATGAAGAGCTTCATTTGTTGAACCATCAAAATGGTGTTGTCTTATTTCTGATTTTGCTTTTTGTAGCAGAAGATCAGTGAACTTCTGACCAATCATTTCCATGCTTTGATTCAGCAGCGATAGGACATCTAAGTTTATAATACTCTCCAGCTTGTACAGCTGTGAGTTCTAGTAAAAATTTTAAAGTATCTACTTCTTCTGGTTGTACTTCAAATTGTAATTCATCATGAATGAATGCAAGTTGTCTAGCAGTTTTTGGTAAATTCTCATTAGCTAATACCATCCACCGTTTTGCGATAACCGCTGCCGATCCTTGTAAAAGGTAGTTGAGTGACTTATGTTTGGAGTCCACAAGGATTCTACGTTTGTCAATCCCGAGGACATAACCCTTCTCACTAGCTTTGTGTACACCTTCCAAGAGTTCTTTAAGACCAGGAATGGCATCGACATATGCCTTGCGAATTTCCTTGCCCTTTGCTGACGCCTTGTCCTTGGATAACTGTTTGTCATAGCTTACTCCGATTTTGGCATCGCCAGCTCCGTAGAGGAAGGCATAGGTAACTGTTTTGACTTGAGATCTAGTGATTCCAATTCTATCGGCATTTGTTTGGTGAATGTCTCCGTTGATAAGGATTTTCGCATAGCGTCCTCCATCAAATTTTGCAAGATAATGGGATAATATTCGTAACTCAATACCGCTAAGGTCAGCACCGCACATAACCATGTTAGGGGATGCTTTAAATAATTTCCTAAAGTTTTCATTTGAGGGTACTTGGGATAAATTTGGTTTTCGATGGGAACATCTAAATGTAGATGTTGCTACTGAACAATGGTGGTGTATCCTACTAGAGGTCGTAACAAGCTTCTGCCATGCGTTCACGCCTTCTGATATCATCCCTAACTGCTTGGTCAGATCCAGTAGTTTCAGAAAAGCTAGAGCTGTATCCGAGCCAATGTCTTTTAGTACGGTCTCGTCTATAACCGCCTTCCCTGAGTTCGTCAGTGATGAAGGCGTCCAACCATAGTGTGTCTGTAAGATCCACGATATATGATCTCTTGATGTTGGGTTAAATTCTTTGAGTTTAGTTAAAGTTGCTCCTTCAACGTAGCCCGTTCTTTTGTTAGCTCGTTTAGGAGTAAATTCTGATCCTTTGACGAAAGGATGCCTGTTTCGTAATAGCTGCGTAGTCTCTTCATATTCTCTTCGGAGAGTAGATTCAAGTTCCCGTGCAGCTTGTTCATCAAAATACCATCCATGGATCTCCTGTTGTGTTAATATTTGTGCTACCTGATGCTCTAACGTGAGCCAATCAGATAAGGGTGGAAGTGGTCGCATAATTTCTTAGTAACCATAACATCTTGTATACAATAATCTTGCATATCCTGACTCCATTCTTTCCAATCTGTATCTTTACCAAAATCTCCTTTATGTAAACCTAAACGATACCCATAAGCTTCAAGAGAATGGGATCCATATAATTTAGTTGGCATATCTTTCCATTCATGTCTCTTGTCTATATCATATAAATTAGGATGATATAAGCGAGATAAGAGAAGAGTATCAACGATAACAGGAGGATAAGTAAAGAAAGGATAGAGCCTTTTAATGAGAGGTAAATCAAACCCAATAATATTATGGCCGACAACAGCATCGGCAATTTCAATACTTGTGATACCGGTTGTGAGGGAACGATTACCCATCGGTAATTCTTTCGCAAGATTTGAATATTTCTCATCGTTAAATGCCTCAGTTAAATCATTGTCGCAATAATGTAAAGCAATGCAATGGATACGTGATGCATTATTTAGTAAACCATTACTTTCTAGATCGAGTATTATTGTCCCTACTCCAGTGGTAGGTTTTGTCAACAAACTCTGCACGTTTTACTGCCTCTTTGCTAGGTGGATTAGGTTTATTTAAAAATTTATACCATGGGTGTTCATAATTACCATTTTCAAAAATCTGTGGTTGGGTCAAATTTAACTTCGGAATTTGTCTGAGTTTCATGTTCGGTAAATCTACAGGTATTTAAATCGTAGGCTAGTTGACATGCTTCCCCAACTTCACCTGAATAACGATTTTTAAGGACTCTAAGAGTCGTAAGCTTTCTATCAGTGTTGGCTTGTTGATCGACTTCAAGGGCACATACTGAATCTGATATTTGAGCAATTGAGTGAGATCCTCTAAGTGAGGACAGTGTAACTCTTCCACCCTCTTCGTGCGAAGTCCTATCATTACTACTTCTCCTTAAATGTGATACTAAAAATAATGAAATGCCAGTACGTTCTACCAATGACCTTAATTTTGTCATAGTGGTGTCTATCATTCTACGCTCATCACCTTCAAGACCACTTAATAATATAGATAGGTGATCTAAGAATATAACACGACACTCCAATCCACTGGCAAGGTATTCGATCCTATTGTAAATGACATCAGGATCAAAACTGCCGAAGCCATCAAAACAATAAAGATTCCAGTTAGCAATACTGGATTCAAAAGCGGATCTGAGTTCTTGCTCACTATGTTCTCCTATATGTAAGTTCTTTCCAACAGCTGTGGACATCAATCCAAGTGCTGTTCTTCTATTACTTGCTTCAAGTTCCAGGATCCCAACAGACTCCCCTTTTTGGAGTAAGTCAGTTGCAATGTGCCGCATGATTGAGGTCTTTCCGCTGCCAGATCCTGCAGTAAACGTGACAAGCTCTCCATATCTAATTCCGTGAAGTTTCTTATTAAGTCCTTGGAAGGGGTATTCATGATCAAATGGTGCTTGTGGTGTAGTAACTAATTCTAATAATGATTTTCCTTCTATGATACCATCAGGTCTATACGTCTTTGCATCCCATATAGCCTTCCTTATTGCTTCAGAATCATTTGCTTGTAATGCTTCAGATGGGTCTTTATACTCATCCATCCTAGCAATTTTAACTTTACCTGGTGGTAAGACTTGTGCAGTATCTTCCGCTGCTTTTCTACCAGGTTCATCTCCATCAAAAAATAAAACTATTTCTTCATATCCTTGAAATAAGGGGATTTGTTTTTGGATATCCTTCTTTGCGCTGGCTGCACCATGCGGTAATGAAACCATCGGCCAGCCCGACATAGCCTCATAGCAACTAGCAGCATCTAATTCACCTTCAGTAACAACAATCCGTTTACCAGTAGTAGGGAACAAATGCTGACCAAATAAAGTGTCAGTGGAAACTCCTTCATAACTAAAATCTTTTCGTTTATTTTTTACTTTGACTCCAGCAAGTACTCCATCGCTTGTAAAGTATGGAAAGCGTAAAGTAGCTCCATCTCTGTAAATCCTGAAGAACTGGCAAGTTTTTTCAGACAATCCTCTTCTTTTGAGGGCTTCTGCTTCTCCTTTAAGTTGTACATTGGTAGACATTTTCTGACTGTGAATAAGATTTATACCTTCTGCAGGTGTGTAAGTTTGGCATGAAAAGCAGTAATAGTGACCGTCAGTATACAAAGAGTTTGCATCTGACGATCCGCAATTTCCGCAAGGTTCATGTCTTACGAATTCCGCTTCCATTAGATTAACCAATCCATTGGTATTTCATGGTATGCTGTCCATGGTATATCATGTCGTTCACACCATTGAGCATACGTTGTTTTTGAACGTTTTGAAATAGTATTATAAGGTGATTGGAATACCATCCTTAAATCTAAATCGGGATTTTCCTTCTTAACTGCAAGGATCTTCCGTCTGTCCGCTGGATCCCAGTACCCCTTTGTTTCAAGATGGACATGATTAGGGAGAATGAAATCAGGGGAATAGTGATGTAAGATCGTGTAAGGAAATTTAGTGGACTCATATTCATAAGAAATTCCTAGTTCTTTGAGGAGAGTTGCTACTCTCTCCTCTAATTTAGACCTGAATTTAGAAGTCTTCTTCTTCTTCATCTGATTCGGGTGTATTATTTACAGGTGTTTCTCCTGCTTTAAATCCAGATGTTTTACCAAATAGATCTGCAACTGCTGTTTCATCTAAATCTCCAGAATCAACTCCTGCAGAATCAGATTTTATTGCAACAACCTGTACACCAACAAGTTTAAGAGAGCTACCATAGGTAACCCCATCCCGTAGAATATAGGGTTTTTGATAAAAGCCAAGCTTAACTGTAGATCCGCCATATAATGGTGTCTTGGTATCTGTAACAGGGGATCCTTCCGTATCTACTACGGGAGGTCGTTTATCCTCTCCCCATGAAAATTTAATTTTATGTTTCCCTTCTGCCACTTCTTCCCATGGTGTGGGCTTTAACGTGGCTCTTTTTGGGTTTTTGAGCTTAGACTCTGCCCATTTAAGAACTTCAGTCCTCTCAGTTTCTAGCTTATCAATGACTGTATCATCGACCACAGCCGATAGAGAATAACCAAACTTACCAGGTTCTAGTATAGCTTGGAATCCTTCTAGTGTAACAGGTTCCGTAACATGTACAGTTTTAGGCATCTTTAGAACCCTCTTTAGCTGGAGACAAAGCCTTTACTTCACCTTCCAATTTATCATAGAATTCTTGGAGTTGCTCCATTTGAACTTTAACTTGTAATAACTGCTTTTCCTTAGCCTTAAGTTCGGCAGCCTTTAGTCTTTCTTCAGACACCACTACTATTGTAGGAGGTGAGAAGAAGCTATCAAAAAATGGTGAATACATTAACAGAAAAAATAAGTTGAATCAATAACCGATTCAGGTTTTAAGTCACCTATAATCGGTGGTTTAGTCTCTGCCCCTATCTGTTGAGCAAAGTCTGTAAGGTAATCTTGTTCTGCAAATAAATGCATATAAGTTTCCCTTATTATAGTAGATAGCTCATCCATATCAACAGCTCTAGTCAAGACACTATCATGAATCAAAGCTATTGGATGATTGAATCTATCAATACTTAAATGTAGTAAAGAAGCATCTAGACTGTGAATAAGATTAGGCGCAGTAGCTGCTTTATGCCTAGTTAGATCAACAATAGGTTTACCATTCTTATCTAATTCATAAGTCTTAGCAGATAATTTACAACTACCTAATAATTGTAAGTTAAATCTTTCTACTTTCCTTTTCATTATACGTTGAGTAACTACAAAACCAGAAGGTGTAACCCATTGTAACTTTGTAGACCCACGTTTTAGTATCTTAGCTACCTCAGTCTCTATCCATTTCATCACTGCCATTGGTCCAGGAACTATGATATTCATAGCATCCCTAACTGCTTGTACAGTAACTGTAAGATCATCTTTATCTATATCTATACCTTTTTCTTTTAGTGCGTCCCTGATATAGGAACGGTTAGAATAAGGTTTAGCATTGTAGGGAATTGTCATAACGGTTCTTTTGACCGTCTTCCTATCCATTACCTTTTGTATGTGGGTAGGACAATTAGGTTTGGCAGATTCCGCTACAATCTTGTATGCGTCTTGTGGGCGTTCAGAAGGCAACACATTGACGAGTTGTGCTGTCTTGCGGTCTCTTGCAAGTCCTGCAAGGATCTGAAGCCCGCTGCATGTTGCATCCGTGGCAACACACAAGCCAGTCGTGTTTCTGGTACGTTTAGTTACTACCGCATAGTACTCCTCACAACTAGCAAGGAATTGCCATGGTTCGTCCGCTGCCTCCCAGTCACCAATGTTTCCTATAGGATCAGTGGCTACTCTGGTAATCAACGGTATATTATTAGAAGTCCATTCTAAACGCTCCGACATAGTGGATTTATCTAATCCATAGGTCGTTGCAACTTGGAATGATAACCACTTTTCACCGGACTCTGTGATGTAAGTCGGGTCAGCACTGACAATAAGTGATTTTCCAAAATCTGTATCTTGCGGAGTAAGAAATGCAGGAATTGGGTAAGCCCTTCCCCTATAATCAAAACTCCATGGCACAAAATAACGGTCACGATGTTTAAAACGTTCAACTGCCTCCATAGTCATACGTGTTCTGCATGACTTCTTAAATTCAGCAGCTCTTCTATTGTTCACCTCCGCCGCTTCTCTACGATATGATTTCCGTGAGTCCTTGTTCTCAGCAATATCTACTGGTTTAGGTGGTAGAGGATGATCAATGATAGGAAGAAATTTACCTACACTTATTTGTAATTCCATTAGCTTTTCAGCTACGCTGACTGTGAATGGATTCAATGTGTATGCTACCTTTTGAATCTTATTTAAAAAATCCAAAGGTAACTGCTGTTCTCCCTGTATAGGTGTCCACTCGCCATGCCTAACTAATTCATGACCTTTCATTACTTCATTTAATATGTATCCTCCACAATTTTCATTAGTCCAATCCCTTGGTGGTACTAGCATTACCCATGCTAACGGACTGAATAATTCAGCAGTTTCCATAACATCATCCTTGATGTCCATGAATTCGGGAGTGGGTAGTACATATATAGTTGTTTTACGTCCTTCTCTTATCTTAGTTTTAACAAACCATCCACTAGTTTCCATCACACAATCTAATAACCATCCTCCTAATTTAATCCTTATATCAGTTCCCCATGACTTCCACTCTTTAATTTTATATCTATTCATTAAAGTTGTAATAACTTTTATCTTCTGGTTAGTGCCACATGCTCTATGCCAATAGTTCTCTTTCAATACATTTAATAATCCGGGAACATGTGTTTCATAATGTCTCATATGGCATTCATCTTCTAATGCCTTACCTATAGATTCACATACTTTAACTGCTTGATTACAGTTAGGTTTATATCCAAATACTTTATCAAATGTAATCTTACATGCAATTGCCGCTGCTGCTAATGGTTCAACATCTTTAAGATAGTATTCTATCTCTTTGAAATGTTTACCATAATGTCCCTTATGAATACTATCATTAGTGTCTTCTATCTTCTTTACTAATTGAGGTAGTAAAGCATCAATAGAAGAAGCACCATAAATAGTAGCAGAAGCATAAGTTTGGTCTTCTAATTTAATTGTTTGATCATGCAAACGTTTAAGACCTAAACTAATAGCATCCCTTTCAAGGTTTACCTGTTCCTCTACTTGTGCCGCTGTTGGTTTTGAAGTCATGTAACTCATCATTAACTTGTTGGATTAGTAAAAGTTTCAATTCTTCATAATGTGGATTACTCTCATCTAAAAGGTCTAGTGCTTGTTGATAATACGAATAAACATCACTAGTAGTCCGTTCTTTAATCATAGTCGTCATGTAAATACTCCGGGTGCATGTGAGCAAGTTCGTGATGAGTACATACTGTATATTCATTACCTGCATCCATGATTTTCTTTGCTCGTTTCATGGCGGCACTGAATAAAGTGTATGTATACTCATTCACTTTACCACTTTCTAAATCCTTTTCCCTGATAATACAAGCAATAGAAGGTGGTATCTCCCATCCTTGCATCTTCCATTCCATAAAGTCTTCAAAATCTATTGATTCAAATGCTTCATCAGGAGCATTCTTTAGTGCTCTCCATTTGTTAGGATAATAACGTTTCTTTTTCTTCATCGGATTAATCGTATGTCGTCAATGTAATCATCCATTAAAGCAGCTTCTTCCATAGCCTCATAAGCTAGTTCATAAGCTCCTTCAACGTCATCCTTATCATAAGGAGAGTCTAAGATAAAATCTCTCCCTGATTCTAATAGAACTTGGTACTTCATTAGGTTTTAGAGCGTTGACGTTTAGCCGGTCTCCCACGTCCTTGCTTTTTAGGGGTGGGATATTCTCCTTTTCTTAATCTATCTAGTAAATCAGCAGCATCAACAGCACTAGCATGATTTGGATAATGATGTAAGAAACAAAGAATACAATTCTCTACTAGGTATTCGTCAGTGTGTTTCATTTGAAATACTTCTCTAATACTTCTAGTTGATCCTCATAATATGCTATCCTTTCAAGTTCATTTGTGATAGCTCCCATAACATCAGAATGTTCACCGATGCCAACAGGATTATTGAGGTATACATTAACATTGGCTTTGTGATAAGATATTTCACCATGAGCGTGTGATAATAGGGCTTTGATTAGTTCTGTTTTCATGCTGCGTCTTCCTCCTGTAGTTCTTTTCTGCAATACTTCCAGTCTTCTTTAGCTTTGATTTCTTCAAGCTCTTTAACGGCTGCTTCTTTGTCTCGTTCTTCCTTCTGATACTTAGCACGGTTAACCTGTTGTTCGGTTAGCTCCATTGCTTCAGCTTCAGCATTAGAAACGTGGAAGCATTCAACACGGTACTCATCGCCGCAAGATGTATACATTCTTTGAAGGCGAAAGCATACAGCTCGCATTGAATCGAAAATACCTATGACAGTTGGTGAACCGTCATACTGATCAATTGAGGTGATCGTAAAGTATTCTGGTGGGTGGTTGTGACAAGACATTTTAGTATTTAAGGGTGATAGGTGTTTTAGATTCTAAAATGAAATCAATATACTCATTCTCTTTGATCCGAGATTTGAACAGGTCAAGCTCGTTCACCCCTTTTAAGAAGCAATGATCTTGATCCTCAAACTCTTTGTGATAAAGAACAACGTAGTGCTTCATTAGCCAAATAGGTGAATGTTGTAATGGTTACGAATAGGTTTATAGGTTGCTTTCTTCTTAGTCACTGCTTTATAGATGTTATAAAGCTTATTATGTGAGATCTTTCCCTCCATGGTGTTCGGTGTTAGTTGGTCTTTCATGTAGTTCTTCAATTTCGCACGTCATCACCGGTAACACGTCCTTGATCTTATCACGTAGATAATTTAAGGCGTTTTCAGGTAATAATTTTGTACGTACTTTGACTGTGAATTGATAAGTTTTCATAAGCAAGTAAAAGCCAGCCCGTCAAGACTGGCTTAATAATATGTTAAAATCCTGATGTGAAATGATAGACAAGATTTGAACCCATAATACTAATTTCTTCATACATCCGAGTCCTTGCAAGTTCTGTTAAATCATAACTATCATCATATGCTGAAGCATCAGCCCATGAAGTGTCCTCAAAGACGGCTCTAGCCGGTCTATCAGCTAACCACTTAAAGACGTCATGGCTTGAACAAGGGACAACAGTCTCAACAATCTCATAGAGTGCCTCTTGGCAGTTGTCCTCGTCCATTTCATCTTCTGAATCAAAATAATCCAGTAAGTCCGTGACTAGCTCCTTGATGACATTGTAACGCCAATCATTAGGCAGCTCATTCATGTGTAAATCTCTTACAATTTCCACATACTCTTCTGGAGAGTCATCTGCTAACCTAATGAAAGAGGTTCCGTCCGTCCTTGAATCTGTGATTAAATGATCGTTGAACTTTAATAGTTCTGATCTAATCCCGGTTTCAATGGTTGTGTTCATAGTAAAAAAGATTTGACTGTGAATAAATGCCTCAATTAAGAGGCAAGGATTAGACCAGGGTTTGCACCTGGCCGCCCGCTTTTACGGATTAATCAAAATAAAATGATGGAATGGTTTCAATTTGGTACCCTGTTTCTTTTAAGTAGTTTAAAAGATCCATCTTTTGATCATCTTCAAGAATAGAATTACTAAGTTGAAGGTCATCAAAGGTTGATTGGTCAGTCATTGAATAAAAAGTCATGATAGATTTAAATTTGATTGACCTGCTAATCATAACAGGATTGAACGGTTTTGTCAAGTGGTTGTAACAATCTGTAATATTCAGGATAGAACAGGTGTAGCAACTTCAACTTTGACTCCTAAGACTTCTAAGGCTTTGATGTCTTGCCTTGAGATTGTCTTCTTACCGGTCAGTGATCGGACTGCTTGAGCTTCTGCATCATTGATAATGTAAAGGCACTCATTACCATAATGATGCTTGATCTCAATTTGAATAGTCATTAGTAGTTGTTTGATTAACTATTATTAATATAGTATATATTCTTCTTACTGTCAACCAATTATATAATACTGTTACATTCTGTAATATACTGTCGCTTTGCTGACTGTGACTGTGAAAAATAGAGCGCTACAGATAGCAACAAATTAATATAGAAAATTCCAGATTTATATAAGAAAAACTTATATTTCCAGCCAAGGCCAGAAAAAATCCAGAAAAAAATAGGTAAAAATACTTAAAAAAATCATTGATCTGACAGTTTTAAAGGTGGCATAGGGGTCAGTGCGTCCTTGCTAGGACGTTAATTGACTTCAGAAATTTTTGTCAGAATCTAATAAGGTTAATTTTTTATAAGTTTTCTCATATTTTCTGATAATTTTCTTAGATTTATCACGATTTAAAGCATTTTGAGCAGATATATTCAGTTTTAATAGTTTCTTTTCAGCTTTATCCATTCAAAGGTATTAAGAATTTAGGGTCAAGATTAGCTTCTTTAATCAGTTTATTACAACCTTTAGCTCTATTTTGATACCATTCTTCTTCATTTTGATGCAGTAGGATACCTCCTAAACGCACATTACAAATAATAGGTCTATTATCATAAACTTTACATAAACCATTATCATCTAACATGCTACAGGAGCCATCGGAATTAACTTCATAAGGAAATCTGTCAATTAAGTCTTTAATTACAGTAGGGGAGGTTTTATATTCAATAGAAGCATGATCCAATACAGAAGATATATGTCTACAACATTCCCCACATTGAGTACAGGGAAAATCAGCCATTTAGAAAAACTTGTTTAATAAAGTCTGCCATATATCTATAACTAGTACCTACATATAACTGTCCAATCACTACACTAGCTGTAGCTATAGACCAGAAGATATAGTACCATTTAGATTTAATTTGTTTAAGTTGAGTGGGATTAGTCATGGGTAGTTTAGTGGTGGTAATTAAAGGGATATCAAATGATGATATCAAGTTAATAGAAAGAGGGGATATGTTGTCGTATAGACAACGGTTCCCCTCTTATAAGGGGTTGGGTCCACCCTTCCCTTCCCCCTATATAGGGGTCCACTCGGCTAATGCCAGGTGGGAAGGGGCTTTCCATTATCATTACCTATTGCTTTTTCACGTTGTTGTTTATCCATACCAAAGACGATATGATTAGCAGAGGATTGAGGGTTGTCTAAGAAATCTTGTAATAAAGAATCCCATTCTTCTTGTTTACGAAGTTTGATAGCTTCATGAGCTGAGATTGACATAGCATCTGTGAAATACTTGACGCCTTGGGCCAAACAGTCCAATCTGTCATCGTGTTTAACAGCACCTTTTTCTCTACACATTCTCGACATCTGATAGAAAAGCATATAGAGAAGACGTAATTCTGGAGCTTCATCTTTATTAGAGTTATAATCCCAATCAATAACGCTACGGTTACATATAAGACGATGCTGATTAAGAATCGGCTCAAGTGCATCAATGATACGATCTTCTTTCCTAACGTTTGCACGAATTTCTTCAATATCTATAGCTTGGTTTGTCTGTTGGAGATGTTTTTTAAATAATTCACAAACGATTCCATCACCGAAGTTAGTTTCGATAACAAGTTTTGTGACTCCATATTTTTTACAGCCTCTTAGAATATCAAGCAAGGTATTATCTGAATACCCATCCCTGTAAGATCGCATTTCATGTAAATATAGGAAACCGTTTTTCTGGGATAGATAAGCAGCAGCTGTTTCATCTGTTCCTCGACCTGACGGGTCTACGGAGCATATAGTCTCTGTATAATCTGTCCATTCTCCTTGGATCTGCATTGGTGAGTAGAAGTAATCACCAGGTAATCCAACTGTCGGGAGATCTTTAATAACGTTTGATGGGTCTGAGCACCAGACGATATTGTCAGGAGCTTTAGTAGGATTGACACTAGTGATAACAAGATCAGACATTTTAAGAGGGAACTTTTCTGCATCGGATAGGGAGGTATCTAATTGGAATTGAAGCATAAAGTTAGAACGACCCATAGATGCTTCACGTTCTATTAGATCTTCATTACCAAATCTATCTGGATCTGTTACATCCCATTCTTCTGCTCCATCATCTAAATCCATTTGGATTTGAGGTGCTAGAAGCCCTTCGTATTGGGATAGTTTATTTTTTCTTGGATATCTTGCTGGCCAAACGAACGGACGGTAATTGCGCTCTGCCAACTTACGATAAACAGTAAAAGTAGTCTGAGGAGTCCCGAGATACATAATACGGCTATCATCTTTGGGTGTAAGGATAGATTCCGCTTCTGTGCAAAGTTGAAGAAGTTTTTCACGCATTAACTCGGTCATGGAGTTTCCAGGAACTTCTATATCGTCCAAAATCATTAAATCTGCTCTGCTTCCTGTTAGTTGTCCAGTTATGCCCACCGACTTTACGCTTGGGGCTTGGTGAGGTGAACAGTTTACATCGAAGCTGATGCGACTCCAACGAGAGTCGTCCGATTTCGGTTGAAGATGAGAAAGCCATGGAGTTTCAATGATTAATTTTTGTAAGAAGATTGACATATTATCCGCACGTTCTTTAGATGCGGAAATAATCATTATTTTTCTTTCGGGGTCATTAAAAAGAGTCCAAAGGACAAAAGCACCAGTAATCCAAGATTTACCAACACCCCGGAAGGCTTGGATCTGTAATCTTTTCGGACCATTTTGTAAATAGTCTGCTATAGAATATTGTGCTCTAGTTGGACTAGGTAAATCAAGTTGCTCCCACAAAGCTTGTAGAAACAGCTTGAAATCGTTTTGTAGAGCGTTTAAAGCATTGCTCATTATAATCTACCTATTTCTTTTTTGCACCGCCTCTAGCACGGTTTGTTTTACGAGATTCTAATTTAGTACCACCTCCAGATTGGTGTGAAACATCTTGTTGTGGACCAGCCTTAGATTTACTTCGTATTTTCATCAAATCTCTTCTATATTTCCTTTTAGCAGGGGTATCATTTATTTTAGTATTATCTCTAACATGTTTTGCCCTAGCTTTAGGATTACTTCGGTAGTAACGAGCTGTTCTACCTGGATTTGGACTTAATTTTGGTCCCATAAAGTCTACTTTGTACTAATTCAGGGTTAACTTGTGGTATAATTTTAGCTAATTTATCTAAAGGATTTCCTTCTATAGGAATACCCGTTATATCATTTGTTTTTAACCAATCACAAGCTGCTTTTAGATCTTGAGTAGTTGCTTGACCACTACGAACCCTATTAAGGAATTCAGTAGTGACCAAGTTATGTAACTCATCAAATTGTTCTTCTGTGGCTTTAGCCATTTAACTAAATAATTTTGTCTTTACAATTGCAAGTGCCTGATCATCAAGTTTGTTATCAGTTTGTTTTACATAAGCTTCTAATAATTCAATTACTAGATTCTTAACTGAATCTGACTTCAAAAAGGCGAAAAGGATGGGCTTGATGATTAATAACATGATTATTCCTCAGTGGTAGTGGTTTTCTTTGATTCTTCTGCTTTTGCAGATGCTTCTTGATTTAATATATAAGAAGTTTTAACAACTGGTTTGAGATCATTTTCTCCATCCAGTTTTGGTGTATTATCTTTTGTTTTTAAGGTTAATGTACTCATTTTACATTGTTCTTTAGGTTTAGACCAAGGTTTATACCATGGTTTAGGTGGTGATTTACATTTAAGTACTTTAGCTTGTGCTTTAGTCCATGCAGAGATAGGAATGACATCACTACACATATGATATACACGACTGCCAGGAAGTAACATAAAACCTTTTTGTTGAAGGTTAGCACATTCCTTGGCTCTGACTAGTTCATAATCTAGAGCCATTTTAGCTTCTTGGCGAGCTGCTATTGATTTACATCTTTCTACAATAGATCCATCTAATGGAACCATAAAATTGACTTGGAAACCCCAGTTTTCAGCTACAGTATAACTTTGTTGTTCCATCTGTTCATCAAATGGAGTAGTATGATTTCCCATATAAAATGGGGAGAATGTCATAGTACTACCATTACAACTAATATTCGGACCCATTATTTGTCTACTGGGTGCTCCATTGTTTTGAAATTGTACAGCTTGGTTTGTAACGTTACCAGTAGCAGCAGCAACTGGATTTGA